AAACTTTTTTCATTTTTTCAAAATTCTCAGACCCCCAAAATCATTTTTTTAAGAAAAAAATGCCCCCTCCTTCACCAAAATCTGACTCGATAACTTTTTTCTTTTAATAAAATAATTAAAATTGTCCTTTCAAAACACCGGTAAGCTTGTATTTTTAGATTTCTAGTCCGGTGATCTTCACCGAAATTTGCCTCGATAACTTTTCTCTTCTTACAAAATATCTAAAATTATCCTTTAAATAATTATTTTTTGAAGAATTTTTCAATCGTTTTAAAATATAAATTATGAAAAAATTCAAATTTGCTATATTTAATAAATTCTTTGAATACAGTATTTACATCATAAAATTGTAATCCAGAGTAAGATTGTATGTTTGTATTTACATCTGTAAGATATTGATATGCCTTTGTTTGAATTAATTCTTTAACTTGTTTTTCTTCTTGCGGTGTTAAGGTAAAATTAATATGAACATCTTTATATATTTTTATGATGTCATCTTTTACTTCATTATCAATTAATGTCATATATTGTCGAATATATATATCTAGTTTATTTGGTTCAAATGTATCCAAGAATGCAATTATTTGTGTTGTACTCAGGTCCAAGTTATATAAGCGTATGTGTATAAAGAATAATGTCCATGCTACACAATAACTGGAGCCATCTCTAATTTTAGCTTGTTTTGTTTGAAATCCTATAGGACATTTATAATGGACATTTTTAAATCTAAATTGTGTATTTTTATTTAATAAAATATTTGTTAAGTGTCTAATATGATATTCAATATCATAAAAAATATCTTTTGATAAGAATTTTAAACCATGTGGTTCATACATTTCAATTGTTTTTGTTTTATTATCTATAATAATTACATTTGCATGAGAGTCAGAATCACTTAATTTTAGAATGATAGGTAAAACATAAAATCGAACTTGTTTATTTTTTCGACATTCTATTAATTTACTTGATATATGATTAGGTATAATATATGTAAATGTAGTAAAATCAATAGTAATATAGTAATCTGATATAAAGTATGAATAAAGTGTACATACATTTAATGTTGGATGTAATCGAGTTAAATCTTCTAAAAGAATTTTGTCCATATATTTTGCAAATTTTTCAAGACTTAATTTCGAACTAGATGAAGGTGGTAAATCCTTAAAATTTGGTAAAATAATTCCATTTTCAGTAAAAATAGATTGCATTTATAATATAATTAAAACAAATAAAACAAAAATTTGAAATAGGTGTAATAAGAATTATAAAAACAATAAATTAACGTAATGTTAAATGTTTTTTAGTCATGTGTTTTTCAATAATATCAACTAATTGTTCAATACCAAGCTTCTTGATATTGATTGAATTACTTGGATAACCGAGATAATTTTGAATCTCTGTATTTGTTAATTCCATATATTGAATTATATCGGCAAGTTTCTTTTTATTATAACTTGTCGCTGCCATACCGGAAACATTTTTACGTTTGTCTCCCATTTCGTCTGTTATTCCCCTTGCATCAATAATTCTAAATTTACCATCATATGGTCCAAATAAACCACCAGATTCTTTTGTAGCTCTTTCTCTATAAGAACCATATATTTTGTGTCTCATAACATTTTTATTATATAGTAAATCCTCTTCAGATAATTCGATTTTATCTTGTTTTTTTGTTTTATCTTTAACATCTGTTTCAATTTCTATATTTACGTCAAATTTATTTTTTATATATTCACTCAAATTATATTCATTAGAATCAACTGTAAAATCTAATGTTTTAGCATAAATACTTGAATTTATATCAATGTCCATTGGATTAAAAATAATATAATCGCCCTTTTCAATTAAAAATCCTTCCCTTTCATATTGGTCTAATAAGATTGTTTTGTTATCGATTAATTGTTTTAAAGCAGTATATATACTCTCGTGAGATATCATTGGCTCTATACTCTTAATTTTATCAACAATGTCAGTTATACTATAAATAAAATATGTTTTAAACATGTCTTTTAAAAATGATACGATAAATTCTATATCAAATTCATCAAAAAAGTTTATAAATAAATTATATGTAAATTTATCTAATTTACCTTTATCTTGTTTTAATAAACATGTATATTTACAATTTGTATAGTCGCATTCTGCACTATTATTTTCTCCGCGAATAAATTGCGTGTTAATGTTACAATCAAAGGCAATTTGCTTTAATAAGCGTTCAATAACTTTATTAGAACGGTCCTTTTCTTCGGCCAAGACATATTTTTCTTTATCAATAAAATAAAACGACTTTTTTGTAGAAATTTGTGGTTTATATATAGCACAATACTTGTAAATTTCAACATTTCTTTCGTCTTTAGGTAATGCATCGTGTGAATGATGACGGACAGCGCGACCAATAATTTGATTAATTCTACTCATATTCCAAGATGGTTCTAAAATATGTACCTGTCTAACATTTTTTAGTGTAATTCCCTCTGATATAATAGGAGAACCAATCAAAATTTTAATATACTTGCCATCTTTATTTTCTTTGCTATTAAAAATTTTACGTTGAGATTCTCTTTTTTCGGTATTCAATGAATCATCGTATAAAATAAATGTCTTATAATTAGCAGTAGATTCTTTCGTTTTACTTTTAAATTGCACATATCCATTTGCAAGTAAGACTTGTTTTAATAAAGATGTACCTCCATAATTAACATAGTTAGAATAGATAAATACATTACCAGGACTATTTTGTATATTCTTTAATAATTCTGCTAGTTTTGCAGAATACATTCCTAAATCTTTATCTAAACGTAACACAGATTGATTTTCTTCAGAAATATTATAATTAGAACTTCCTTTTATTTCTTGGAAAACGGACAAGAATCCAGCTTTACCAAAACTATCATTTGGATATGTCATTGTTGATGCATCGCTGCTATTTTTATATAATGAACTTGATTTGGAAATATTTAAATATTCTTCCGTATTATCTTCGGCATCTAAGGTTTCTGCATCTATATCTATTGTTTCCTTTGAATCTAATTTTAATGCCTTTTGATATACATTATTTTGATATTCACTCATATAACAATAAACAACATGAATACTACCAGTTTTATTTAATAACGATTCACCCATATCTATTTTATCAGGAAATGTTTCAATATTTGATTGTAAATAACTTATTTTCCCTTTTAAAAGTCTAGCCAATATATTCTTACCATGTTCAGAAATAACAGTTAAACCACTCTTTAAAATACCATCATTTAGATACTTGCTTATTTTTTTATTCATAATAACGTCACCATTCTCATAAGGTTTAAACAAATCATTTCTAATTGGTAATATATTATCTGGATTATTCATATTCAATAAATTAGATAACTCAATCATTTCTTTTGGATTATCATACATAGGTGTAGCAGTTAATAATACTAGACGATAATTATATGATTTTTGTAAAACTTGTGACAATGCTATATATACATCATTGTTTGTAATATTATGCGCTTCATCTATAATAATAACTGTATTATTAAGATTTTGAATAGCATTTGTAGGTAATTTTCTGGATAAAGAACCATCTAAATTACGTTTATATTTTGTTGTATTTTTACCAAAACGGTCCTTTTCAAACTCTTTCATACCTAATACTTGATTTACAAATGTACCATATGTCATAAAATTATAAACCTTGTTGATATTACGAACTACTTTGTTCATAATTTCTTTTTTTGTGGTAGTATCTTTTGAAGTTTGTAAAAATTGTTCTTGTAACTGACTTAAATATGCATTATGACTACAATCTGATAATAATTCATTCTTGAAATTCTTTTCAATATTACTATTTTTGACTAATACAAAAATTCTTCTACCCATATTATAAATATATTCCTTAAAACCTTCTGCTATTGTAATAGCTGCACAACTTTTACCTGTACCCACCTGCCAATACAACAAAACATTATCATAAATTGTATTCTTAGAAATTAAGTTTCGTAATAATAATTGTCGAGGGTCCTGATACATAAAAGAACGTTTATCTTGCTCCTTAAATTCATATTTATTTAACATTTGATTAAAATCAGATTCCTCATAGTCTTTATAATAATTATCTTCATCCATATATATATTAACTAGATTTTTAATTTCTTTAAAAATCAAAAATCTCATAGTTAATTTAAAAAGGTATTCATAATCGAATACATATGTGTATTAAAACCATGCATATTTAATGTATAAATATCATCATTTTCACTAGAAACTCGAGATAACTCAGATGTCAATTTCATCATGATTAACTTTGTATTTATATTCATTTCATCTCTATATACTTGTAATGCAGTAGATGGATTAATTTGTCTAACAGAATCATCATCTGTAATAATAATAACTGCATCATACTTTTCATTGTTATTCATTGCCCATACAAATGGTAATGCAGAATCAATATTATCTACTTCCTTATTTTTAACTTGTTCTAAATTTTTATCTAATTGATATCGACTAGAAATATCTAATTTTTTCATACTAATATCAAAACTTACGATATTTACATGTTTACCAACATGCTGTAACATCATCGCCATTACACAACTAATATCCGCTGCAGAAATAGACAATTCACGCTCACCTCTATCATTCACTATATTATTCCAAGACATACTTGGTGATGTATCTAGCACAACCAAGATTTTTTTATCTATACTCTTTAACCCACTAAATGAATTATAAAATGCATCATATAACGCCTGTATAATAATAGGGTTTGGTTTCCATTTTAAAGGAGGTGGTATTTTATATATAAAATGACTATCATTCTTATATTTTTTAATAATAACAAATAATTCTAAAGGATTCATTTGTACATGTTTTATTTTGTCTAATATCAGCTTTAATATATCAGGATAATCATCCAATATATATAAAGAACTAATTTTATTCAAATTTAATAATAAAACATCTGTAGACATATTCGGTATTAGTGTAACCCATACCTTATGATTATCTAATAAATGTTTCGGAATTTGTTCCAATGTAAGATTAAATGTACAAATATACTCAATTACTTTATCTATATTATATTCCTTCAGTATGCCATTACATGCAATTAAATAATCAAATACAGCCTTCTCAGAATGATTGTTATATACTGTTTCTTGTGTAATATATTTGAAAATTGAATTTATCATATCATTAGATGGTTTTACATGAGCAAGACGTAAAACATCTCTATGAGACCAACCATATGCAGATTTATATCGAGTAATCTGAAAAGCTAAATCCTTTACAGATTTTAAATGATACCAATCATGAACCATCTGTTTAATATGATAATTCCACCCAGTCGTACCATATAATTTAAAATTAAGTTTCTCATATAAATGAATAAATAAAAATAAATCATTTGAATTATAACACACATCTAATACACGCTTAAAACAATCAACTTTAAAATCCTTTTTCCAAAATAAAGGGTCATCATCTAATTTTATACAACAACATCTTGCTAAAACATAAATTAAATTATTTTTAATACCTTTTACGTTAAAGATACCTTGCCCGCTACAACTTTCATTAGTAATATTCTTAATGTAATTAGTAACAATATCTAAAATATCGTCATATTTACAATGTTCTAATAAGTTATCTAAACATGTTAATTCATCTATATGTATAACATGATTGTTAACATACAGGTTATTATTTTCTGAACCAAACAAGATAAAATGTCTTAATTTTCCAAAGTCATCTTTAGATACGAAATCATTGGTAGTTTGTATAGCAAATTTATCATAAAATAAACGTGAAATCTTTTGCATAATAACCTAATTATATTTTATTTTTAAATCAAAATTGCGCTTATTTTAGATATTTAAAATCTATGTGTATACCAATACATATAGATTTATATAACGTAAAATCAAAGGCCGTTAACTACAGTATAGTCCGGATTTTTTGACTATACCTGGGCTTAGTTTTTAAGGATGCCTTGATTTTATACCCTTTTTAGGAGTCAACTTAAATAAAATATCATTTATTAGAGATAAAGATTTCCGGAAAAGGTGTATTTGTATTTATGTATATTGACGTTTTTTTTTAATTTTAGTTCCATTTTATATAAATATAGATGTATTATAGTAAAAATTTTAAGATGAATATATATTAAAATTTTTATAATGTAATAAGTTATGGTATATCATTCAAAGAGTGTCACTTAGGGTATTAGATGAGCTCAGTGGATAGGGTGCTGTTAATAATTCTGAATCTATCGTTGTATTTGGTGAGATGGGTAGAGTTATAGGTGAAGGTTGTGGGGGTATTGATTGTGTAGTTTGTTGTTGAGTGAAATAATATCCGCCATAAAGGATTATTGGCACGAATAAAACATACATGAATAGATTGTGTGTCGATTCTATATGTTTTTTATAGCTACGTAAAATGATATAACATACAAATGTGGAAATAAATACGAATGCATGAAAATTTGTATTCATTGAATGAGATATACTTTTAATTTACTTGATATATCTGTCTAAAAAAAGTTTATTTAAATAACGAATTTATATTTACGTTTCGTTAATTAAATAAACTTTTTCTTGGATATTATAATAGAGAATGCAAAAGGAAAACGTTCAGGAATTAATAGATATGAAAAAGGAGCATCAATCAAAATTAATAGATGTGTTAAAAAAATATTACATGAGATTTGTAGAAAAATTATTTGAAAAATCGCTAAGAAAATTTCAGGAAAAATTATTAGATATTTCGAATTGGTCAGATGAGAAAATCAATAAAGAGTATAATAAATTTTTGATATTTGTAGAGGACAAGTATGAGTTACATGAAGATGATATAGAAAAGTTATTATATACTGTGTATGTATTAAACATAAAAATAATGACATTAATGTATGATGAAATAGACATTAATGTGCCAAAATTAAAAAAGTTTTGGTACAAATTATTTAAAAGAATTGCTAAATTTTATTATGAACATCCTAAGGTAGTATTATCAAATAATGAATTTAAAAATACAAAAACAAATATTGCTGAATGTATAAATCATACATTACAACAATTTATTCCTTTAAAAGAAATTATGCATGTTAAACAAAAAACGCAAGATAAATATAATTTCGACGATGGTTTGGGTAATACAAGTCATAATATATCAGAAGAAGGTTATGATAACTCAACGCATTCTTTTAGTGATAAAACGGAGAGTACGAGTGAATCAAATAGTAATAATTCAGAACATTTAAAATATATTTCTTCACAAGAATTTGACAATGAGTATTATATGAGTGATGAAGAACATAAGAATAATAATAAGATTGAAAAATCAGAAGAAAAACATATAAAAATGCCAAAGTATATTTTTCCACATAAAAAACGTAAAAACGTTCCATTAACAAATAAGCCAGCCAAGAATGAAATAGATGAGCATTTCTTTGATGACTTGTAATATTAACGTCGTTTCCCTCTTTTATTTCTTGGTTTTTTAGAGGGTATATATATGGGTATAGGTGTATTTTCTGTTTCTTCTATTAGTTCGATTGTATGTGTGCTATCATCGTCTTGTATTTCAATCAGTTTACTATCGTTTTGTGTTGTACTTAGTTCTTGTGTAAGCGTAAGTATATCTAATTGTTGTTTTAAATTTAATTCTTTAAATAAATTTAATTCACGTAAAATTGTGTGATGTGTTATTGTTAACTGATGATATTCATGGGTTGATTGTTCTAATAATTCAGATATAGTTTGATATTTAGTGTTTAGATTATTATATTGTATTGTAATTTCTTCATTTTCGTTGGTTAATTGTTGTATTGTAGTATATGCTTGTTTATTTTTATTAAATAATTGGCTGTATTTTTTTTCAAAGTCTGATTGGATATTACAAGTATTTAAATGTAATTGTTTTATTTGATTTTGTAATGTATTTATATATTGTTTTTGGGTCTCATTTTGATTAGTTAATTCAAGTATATCATTGTTTAATTTATAAATTTGTAAAGTTAATGTATCTATAGTTTCTTGAGAGGTATTTACGTGATTATTTTTTTCTAATATTATGTTTTCGAGTTGTTTTATTGTAGTGTTAGCTTCTTGTATTTGAATTTGAAATTTATTATGACCGATAAGTCTATTATGTTGAGGTATAATAGGTTGTTCTTTGTTGTCCATGATTATTTATATATTTTGACAAAATAAATATATAAATTATCCTAATTATTCTAATTATTTTAATAATGAAATTAAATTATGTAATTCTATTTATATTGTGGAATGAATTGTTTTGCTAACATTTTACCAATGTTTTCGGATGCTTCATGTTGAGAAATTTCGTCTTTTTGAATTTTAGTAATATGACGAAGCATATTGTCTAAATTTTTATCGAATTGAGATTGATTAAATGATGATTTTTGTGCTTCTTTATGTACGAAATTAAATAATGTTTTAGATGTAGAATATAAATGATTATATTTTGACTGAAGTGTTTCTGTATTATTTTCGCCGTGTTTAATGTCATTTATCAAGTTATAAACTTGAGTTTTAATTTGTTCAACTTTAGTATTATGAATACTATTACTCATATTAGGTATGAGATAAACAATTAAAAAAAAAATATATTTTAACCATAACTATTGTATTTAAAAATGTTGGAGGAGCATCAAAAATATCTACATGAACTAATATCAAAAGCAAAAAAATTAACAAATAAGGAAAAACATCATATTTTAAGTATATTTAAAAAATATAATATAGAATATACTAGAAATTCAAATGGATACTTTTTTAATTTGGACAAAGTTGATGAATCTATTTTGAATAAAGTATCAAAATGTATTGATTTAATAGAGCAAAAAAGAGATTTAATTAAAAGTTTAGATAAGAAGAGAGATTCTTATTTAGAATATTATAGAAATTTAATTGAGAATAAATTACAAGAGACAATTAACAAGAAAAAAAATCAATATATTCAAGAGTTGGTGTTAATTCCATCGGAAGTATATATAAGAAAAAAGCGACCCAAATATAATAATACAAATTCGGGGTATATAGATCCGGATGTATTAATAAAGGAATATCGTAAAAATAAAAAATATGTTAAAAATTCTGTATATTATAGGATTAATCAAAAATTAATTACATTATCCCGTAATATTCATAAACATACATTTGAAAATACTGAGAGTAATCATGATGAAGATGTATATGGAGAAACAATAGATAATAATATGTATGATGTGGATGAAATACAAAATGACGTTATAGTAAACGACGATATACAAGAGAACATAGATGATGATATTATTGAGGAGAGCATAGATGATTATTTAAATGAGGAATTGGATAGTGCTGAAATAGATAAAGACGAAGATTATTCTTCTAAAGAAGAGGAAACTATGATAGATGAAGAAACGGATGATTCTGATATGGATAGTAAGAATGACATAGGACATAATAAAAGAAAAAGTAAAAAGAAAGATAAGAGTGTTGATACTCAAGAGATTGATTATTATAAAGAATTGTTAAAGAAAAATGGTTTCAAGTTTAATGATGATAAAAATGTTCAGATAAAACTAGAAGCCTATATAAAATAATTGAATTATAATCATAATAATACTGGAAAGCATATTTAGTATGGGTATACCATATGCTTTTCAGTATTATTATAATAAATATAATTGTGCAAATGAGCTTATGATTGATTTTTATCAGTTAGCACATTTAAATATAAATTATTTATTCTTTGACTATAACTCATTAATTCACCCATGTGCCCAGCAAATTTTATCAGCAAATCATGATAAATATATAGTTATAGATGATATAGAAGAACGTACAAATGTAATTGAGAAAGATATTATACAGCATTGTTTAAATTATACTAGATTTGTGATAAATCAAGTGTTTCAGGGGAGGGTTATTACACGTTATATTTACATAATGATTGATGGTGTGGCTCCTAGAAGTAAAATGAATCAACAGAGGGAGCGTCGTTATAAGTCTGAATTTTTTAAGGTGAAAGATGGTGTATTATGGGATTCTAATAAAATAACGCCAGGCACTGGATTTATGGATAAATTAAAGTGTGAATTAGAACAATTTTCAAGACAAATAAAGGAAGAAATGTTTGATATTTCTTGTGAAATATCAGATGCAAATGAAGTGGGTGAAGGTGAACATAAAATTATGAAGATTATTTCTAATATATTAGATAGTAATAGTCGTGTATGTATTTATGGTTTAGATGCGGATTTAATTATGTTATCATTAATGAATAAAAATTATGAAAAAATTATATTAATTAGAGACAATTCTTTTAATCATAATTTATCAGATGATAAAAGAGTAATTGATTATTTAAATATTAAACAGTTAAGAAGATATATTTGTGATGATATAATAGGATTATTGGAGAAATATAAAAATGTTAGAAAGGAGAATTTAGATTTAGATAATATAATATATGACTATGTTCTTTTATGTTTTTTATTAGGTAATGATTTTTTGGAGCATTTACCGTCTCTTGTTATTAGAAAAAATGGTATTGATATTATTATGAAAAGTTATGTGAATGCATGGAAAGGCACAAACCATATTAGCGGTATTTACTTAGTGAATAAAATAAAGTTAAATAATCAATATGAACTAGCAAACGCAATAAATTTACATTATTTAAGAGATATTATGTATCATTTAAAGAATAATGAGACGTATTTCTTTAAAAACTTTAAATTAGATACGTTAGTTATGAGTGAGAAAAACCAGTTGGAAAAAATGACAGAGAATGAGAATATATTAATTTATATGGATGATTTTGTTAAATTCAATCAAGACAACTATAAGACTCGATATTATATGTATTATAATATAATGTGTAATGAGATAAATGATGTATGTTTAAATTATATAGAAGGTTTATATTGGGTATTGGGGTACTATAGTGGTCATATACATAATAATTGGACCTGGTTTTATAGATATCATAATTCTCCGTTTTGTAGTGATTTATTTGAGTTTTTAAAAAAAATGCCAGTAATAACTAAAATAAGAGAGACAACTATATATACCCCATTAAAACAGTTGTATATGGTATTACCAAAGACGTCTTTAAAGACTATTTTAAAAGAGATGGGATATACAATTAATTATATTGAATATACATTATTTACAAATGATAAATTTTATCCGGACAAAATCTGTGTAGATTTATATAATAAAAAATATGTATGGCAATCAAAAATTTTTATGGAAAATATGGATGAAATGATATTAGATTTATTTATAAAGTGATATTAGATTTAT